TTCTATTGTTTAATGTATTTAAAAGCGTTGTAAGATGGAAAATAGAAATTTAGAATTATGGAACAGGGGTTGGGAATTAACCTACGAATTTACAGGTTGGCAATATTCAATAGCTGGAACTTGGGAATTTAACGATTATGACGAAGTAAGTGAATACGCATTTATTGAATTAGACGTTAAAGTTAGTCAAAAGTGGATTATTGAAACAGACGACCATTTACAACCGCATATTTTAGGCGTTCGTCTTTTAGAAGACTTGCGTTTAGAAATGCAAGAAATAATAAACAGCGATTTAGTACATTACGAGTTTTGGGAATGGAAGCAAAACAATGACGATTGTAACTACACTTTTTACCACGAACTATGAAAGCAGGAACTATTTACGACCAAATGGATTGGTGGCAACGACAATGGCGGGGTTCATTTGATTTAGGGTTATACCTTGAAATTTGCCGAATTAAAAAAAACGAACAAACTAAATTTAAAGAAATGAAACGATTTAAAGCAACATTTAAAACTTGGGCATATGTTGGCGCACCTATGATTATAGAAACACGAATAGTTGAAGCATACGACACTCAACACGTTAAAAACTTAATACAAAAGAACGATGATATTATAATTGAAATTAAACAAATAGAACAATGATTGAACTAATAAAACAAATAATTGAACAAGACGGACTTGCAAATAAAAACCGCAAACGTGAAATAGTACACCGCAGAATTTATTTATTTAACAAGCTACGAAAAGACGGTTACACACTTAAAGGAATTGGAAGTTTATTTAATATGAACCACGCAACTATTTTACACGGGTTAAAAACTTACAAAAACTTAACTGATGTAAACGACAAGCAGTTAAAAACGGACACGGAGTATTACAAACTACTTTTGAATTTACAAGCTCCAGAAACAGTTGAATACAATTTACGCAAGGAAATAAAAGAAGCAAAGAATTTAACTGATTTAAGATTAATACAATCGAGAATTAAAAATAATTTATATTAATTTGTGTTTATATTGAAATAATTGTTAAATTTGCAAATGTACTCGTCTAACATTATAAGTACAAAAGGTTTTACAACCCTTGTTTATGAAGTTGAAGTTAGACGCAACGGATTGAATAAGGGTTTTTTTATTAAATTTATTTTATGGCAGAAGAAAAAAAAGGGTTTATATTGTATAGTGACATAATACATACAATAGAAAAATTAACAGACGAACAAGCGGGGGTTTTGTTTAAGCATATTTTAAAGTATGTAAACGATGAAAACCCAGAATGTAAAGACTTAATAACTGAAATTGCTTTTGAACCTATTAAACAAAGTTTAAAACGTGACTTGTTAAAATGGGACGACAAGAAACAAAAACGAAGTGAAGCAGGAATAGCAGGAGCAACAAAAAGATGGCAAAATATAGCAAACGATAGCAAACGCATAAAACCGATAGCAAACATAGCTGTAAATGTTAATGATAATGTAAGTGTAATAAATATATATAGGCGCTTCGCTAATTTAATTTTAACAAACGATGAATTTAACAAGCTATTAGAAAAGTATTCTAAACAACAAATTGATAGTATTTTAAACGACATTGAAAACTACAAAGGAAACACGAAATACAAAAGTTTATATTTAACAGCTAAAAAATGGCTACAAAAAAACGAACCAACATCCGAAGGTATTTCACCTGAAGAATTAAAAGCAAGAAAATATGGACTTATTAAATAAAAGCGGTTCAGCACTTCAATACTTACTGGACTACAAAGACGGTAAAATAAAACACGGTTTAGAACTTGGAAACGGTTTAGATGAATATTTAAAATTTAAGCGTAAACAAATAAACATAATTTTAGGACACGACAACGTTGGTAAAACTTATTGGGTTAATTGGTATTTTTTAGCACTTGCACTTAAACACAATTTAAAGTTTATCATTTGGAGTGGCGAAAATCAACACGGACAAATTTTGCGCGACTTGGTTCAAATGTATTCAGGAATAAATTTTAAGAATTTAACACACGATGAAATAAAAGTTTATTCTGCATATTTAGAACAATTTTTTACTTTTGTTAAAAACGACAAATTACATAAACCCGAAGACTTGTTAAACATATTTGAGCAAAGCGGTTGTGATGTTGCACTAATAGACCCATTTACAGGTTTAGACCGCAATATGACTTACGAAGGCAATTACAATTTTATGAACGCAGCACGACAATTTGTAAACAAAACAGGAATGACAATTTACATAAACACGCACCCGAATACTGAAAGCGGAAGAAGTACAAACGTTTATACTGAAGGCGACTTTAAAGGACATTTAAAAGCACCGTTAAAAGACCACGTTGAAGGCGGTAAAGCATTTACAAACCGTTGCGACGATATGATTGTTATTCATAGACTAATAAAGCACGATGTTATGAAGTTTGTTACTTGGGTTTCTACTGAAAAAATAAAAGACATAGACACAGGCGGAAAACATACAGGACTTAACGACCCTGTTTATTGCGAATACAATTACGGACTTGGATTTAAAGTTTACGGAAAAGACGTAATTTCAGAATTTAGACCGCAAAGCAAAAATAACTTAAATATATTTTAAAATGGAACTTGAATTATTAAGTAGTAGAATAAATCTTAACCATACTTGTTTAAAACTTCAAGTAAGCATTGAAGACATAAAAACGAAACATCCAAACCGAACCGATTTATTAAGTTCAATGGAACAAAGTTTACACGAAATAAAAAAAGCAATGGTTGTTTATGGTACTTTAGAAAAAGAGTTTAGAGCTTCAAGACAAATGAACTTTAATTTAGAGCGGTTAAATTTGGAACAAAAACAAGAAATACAAAACTTTAAAAGACAAATTGAACTTAACAATATGGAATTATGAAAGTATTAAACTTATATGCTTGTTTAGGTGGTAACCGATACAAATGGGACGAAGTAGCAGAAATACAAGTAACGGCAGTAGAACTTGACCCCGAAGCAGCAAGACTTTATAAAGAGAGATTTCCTAACGACACAGTGATAGTTGCAGATGCACACCAATACTTATTAGACCACTTTAAAGAGTTCGATTTTATATGGAGTTCACCACCTTGTCCAAGTCATTCACGATTTAATTTTTCAATGAAAACTAATAAAGTTTGGAAAATGAAATATCCTGATATGAAACTTTATGAAGAAATAATATTTTTACAAAATTGGTTTGAAGGAAAGTTTTGCGTAGAAAACGTTATCCCTTATTACGAACCTTTAATAAAAGCACAAGAAAGAGGTAGACATTTGTATTGGACTAATTTTATTTTACCTAATAATATAAATAAAAGAAAAAACCCAGATTTATCAAGAGGAAAATCAAAAGACATAGTGGATAGGTTATCAATATATCACGATTATGATTTTAGAAAATACAAAGGTAAACAAGACATTAGAAAAATGGCTCGTAATTTAGTAGACTATGAAGCAGGAAAAACAATACTTGAAACTGCATTAGGTATAATACAAAAATCAAATATTAACCAAACATCAATTTTTGATTATGAAGACAACGAAGAAATGTTTTAACTGCAAAGAAGAATTTACACCGTTTAACACCTTGCAAAAGTTTTGTTTAAAAAACGAATGTATAAAAGCAATGGTTGAAATACAAAAGTTAAAGGAATGGAACAAGAAAAAAAAACGAATGGTTGAAGACTTAAAAACAGCAAACGACTATTTAAAAATTGCTCAACAGGTATTCAATAAATTTATTCGTGTTCGTGACGCTGGACTAAATTGTATATCGTGCAACAAACCTTGTAAAAAAGAAAACGCAGGACACTATTATTCGCAAGGCGGACACTCAAACGTAAGGTTTGATGAAGACAACGTACACCTACAATGCGAAGCGTGTAACACGTATTTAAGCGGTAACTTGTTAAACTATCAAATAGGCATAAAAGAACGAATAGGAGCGCAAAGATTAATGGAGCTTCAGGGCAAAGCACACGAAACAAAGAAATGGACAAAAGACGAATTAAAAGAAATAATTGCAACCTATAAACAAAAGATAAAAGATGTTTAAAGTTAAGGTAAGTGACGAAATAATAAATCATTGTAAAAATCAAATTGAATTATATAATTTTGGTAAGCGAAAAGAAGCTAATGGAAATAAGGAACAGCAATTGACAGGCATTATAGGTCAAAGTGTTGTGATGAATTTGTTTAAACAAGGGTATGTTGATGGTGCTACAGGTTTTGACGGTGGAATTGACATCGAATTTTTTAATTATAAAATTGACGTAAAGACAATGGGAAGAACGTGTGATGTTAGAAGTGATTACACTAACAATTTTTTAAAATTGCAGGACTATTTTAACACCGATATTTACATTTTTTGCAGTTACAATAAAAAAACACAGGAGTTAACTATTTGTGGTTGGATAGACAAGGAATTGTTTAAACAAAAAAGAAAATATTATTCAAAAGGAAGCACGAGAATTAGAGCAAATGGTACAACATTTAAGACTTTTACTGATTTATATGAGATAGACAACAACAAAATTAACGACGTGTTAAGTGTTTCTGAATTAAAAACGCAAATAATTTTGCATTAACATATATTAAAACTAAATTGTTAATAACTTTTTTAATTTTATTAGATTTATTTATAAAAAGTTTGTATATTCGCATATAATTTAACTTAAACTAATTAACTATGAAACATTTATTTAAAGCATTAGCAGACTTCCAACAAGAAGTTCCTGTTATTCACAAAGCAACACAAGGTTACGGCTACACCTACGCAGACTTACCAAAGATTTTAGAAGTAATAAACCCGCTACTAAAAAAACACGGTTTAGGGTTTACTCAACTTCTTAATTCAAAAGATGGCGAAAACTATTTAGCAACTATTTTATTTCACGTTGAAAGCGGTGAAAGTATGGAAAGCTCAACGCTTATTCCACAGGTTGAATTGAAGCAAATGAATTTATACCAAAGTTTCGGAAGCGGATGTACATATTTTCGTAGGTATTGTTTGAGTTCGATTTTGGGAATTGTGACGGAAAAAGATTTAGACGCTTCTGGAGAACAAGTAAAACACGAACTTAAAAAACCAACAATAGACAACGCACGTTTTCAAAAAGCTATTGA